AAAGAAACTTAGTTATGAGAATATAGACGTTTTAAACCTTTATATATCTCCCGACTATATGCCCTATGACGACGAGAACCCCGACTATCTGGTCGAGTATAAGGAAATGTCGCTGGCAAAACTCAGGAAGATGGCGAAGGCTGTTAATAAGGAGGCTGGGGAGGAGGTCTTTGATTTAGACGAGATCGAGAAGATTAAGGCTCCAAACCAGAAGAGCGATAAGCAGGAAGAACAACGAGAGCGAAGGGGTTTAAGTCAATATACCCCGTTTTCTAAGAAGGTTGGTATACTTGAGTTTTGGGGCAACGTCTACTCAAAAGACGGCAAGGACGTTATTGAAAACCAGCTTATAATGGTGGTTAATGAGAAACATTTGATTAGGAAACAGGATAACCCGTTTGAAGATGGCAAGTACCCTCACGACCTGACTATCCCTGTGGTTTACCCCCACAGGGGTATCGGGGGCACATCTTTGGTTGAGCCGGAGGTTAAACTTCAATACACGCTTAATAATATTATGAATATGATGGTTGATAACCTTAATTTTACGATTAACAAGGTTCGGACGTACCAGCCTTCGATGTTTAAGCGGCCACAAGACGCATTTTCTGTTTATCCCGGCAAGATGATTCCCGTCAATGCGGGGGGCAAGGCTATTGAGGAGGTGCAGACAGCCCAGCTTGGCTCTGATGGGTTTAAGATGCTTGAGCAGGTAACCAAGGAGATGCAGGAAAGCACCTCGGTTAATGAGTTTTCAACAGGACTGCCGGGCGCAAAGGCTAAGACGCTTGGCGAGATTGAGATTAAGACCGCCGAATCACAGGGCACATTCGATATTATAGCGAAGGAGTTGGAAATAAACTCCATCAGGCCGATTTTGAAGGGCAGTTATGGCATCCTTACCCAGTTTTCCGACTTCTCAAATGAATATGAGTTTAATGTCGGCGGATTAAGCCTTCTTTTGCTGAAAAACGAGCAGATACAGACGCTTACGCAAGCCCTAATGATGGCTATGAAAGCGCCACAGTTGACTGAGATTACCGATATTGGCGAGCTTTGGAAGCGACTTTTAAGTATTTGGAATGTATCAGACGTGTACCGTGAGCCGGAGGAGGTTGAGCCGGAAGAGGCCCAGCTTGCCGCCCAGCAGCCTCAAAGACCATCACCCGAACAATCAATGGCAATCCAACAGAAGGCGGCACAGGACGCACGCCAGGCCGTTGCACAGATGCCACCGGGCCAGATAGCTAACAGTTAAAGGAATAAATTATGGCAATGATAGATTTAGGAGAAAAGGGCGAATGCTGTGCTGTAGGCGGCCCGTCCAATGACGTGTATTATCCGACCATTTACATCGAAAACAGCAAAGACCTGCCCTTCGATACTGACGATGTTGGGGAAACTATAAAAGCGGAAGTGGTTGTGAAGCTAACGTCCTTAACTACAAGAAACGCCGGCGCAGGCGACAAAGAATCCTATAGCTTCGAGGTTCGGAAGATTGACTTTATGAAGACAAAGGAAGCTGAAAACTATACCCGTGGCAGGGTTAAAACCAAAAAGGTAAAGGGCGCATAATGGCAGACATAACAATAAAGATAACAGACGGACAAACAGGTGAGTCTATTAAGGCTGACGAAACCCGCATGCACGATATGGACATAGCCAACTACCCACTCCTGCACATGCAGGGCAAGCAGTTACCTTTTGGGGAGGATGACATTGGCAAGGAAGTGCCCATTACTGGCATGGTAAAACTAAAAAGCGTTAAGTTTCAAGGGTATAACTATACCTTTGATATGACTAAGGTAGACTTCCCCGACAGGGAACCAATAGATTGCGGGTCAATTAAGGCCCGTAAAAGAAAGAAGGTAAGCCGTGGCGCCTAACGACAATGAACCACAAGAAATGACCGAAGACGACGAGATGATACAGGTCGCTCAGATGGCGAGCAAGGTTAGGACAACCTTGGACACCCCCGGCTGGAAGGACGTGCTGAAACCTGCGATAGCCGCCAGAAGGGACTACTACCTCGAAAACCTGTTATCCCGCCAGGAACGGATGGAGGATGTTGTTTTCGCACAACAGAGTGTGTTGGCGATAGACGAATTGCTTAGTACGATTGAGAATATATACGCCGAGGGCCAGCAGGCGAAGGGATATTTCGACGAGAAACATGGAACATAAGCTAATACAATCACGGGACAGGATTGAGCAGGCCGTTAAGGCTGTGTTTGAGAAATCTGAATCCTTCACCGGCCAGATAGAACTTGAACTCCATTGTAAGGATGGAGTGGTTAAAGATATATATGAAGTTAAGACGAGACGCAAGGTATAACTAATTAGCGGCCAATCTTTAGGGTGTTCCGAACGGAAACTTAAAGAGGCACGAAATTTTAATAGTCGGTATTGTCAGGGGTGACTGTAACAGGTACTCAGGCAACCACAAATAAGGAGCAGTAAAATGGCAGACGAAGAAACCAAAACCGAAGAAACTACCGAAGAAGAAGTGGTTGCAGAAGAAACAACAACTGGAGAAGAAACTACGGAAGAAATTGTAGACGAAACACCGTCGGAAGCTGAAATCAAGCTAAACGAACTACAGGGCAAATTTGACCAGGTATCTCAGGACGCCGAAAGGAACCGTGAACTACTTGAGCTTATGGCCTCTGGAAATAGACAGCAGGATACGCAGCAAGAAGAGGAAATTGACCCCGATGGCGATGAGTTTATGACTAAATCCGAAGCGAAGGCTTTTGAAAAACGCATCGACGAGAAAATAGCAACAGAAAACTTCATCCGAGACTTTCGTGGCAGCAATCCAGACTTAGCGGATAAAGGCCCGAAAGAAGAGATAGTTCGGTATCACTTTGAGAGAGCAAAAGGCACTTTCGATGAGCGGCTTAAATCTGCGGTTGCGGCCACGAAAAAACTGTTCCAGTCTGAACAGGAAAAAGGCTCAACCAAAACTAAAGCCGAAAGCGAGAAAGCGGCAAAAGAGGTTAAGGCGAAAGCCGAAGCCGCCGCAAAAGCCTCTGGTTTATCGTCTGCCGGTAAGACCCCTGCCAAGGACTCGTCCGAAGATGAAGTTCCTGACTATGCGGCAGAAAGAAGGGCAAGACAACGTAAACAAAAAGGCGAATAGCCATATTAAGGAGTTTTTAAAATGGCCCAACAATTATGGGTAACAGATACTCTTGGTGGATTCATGGGCAATGCCAAGCTGTCGCGGGAGTTGCGACATGCGGCACAGCCGATGATGAAATTCAGGCAGTTCTGTAGAATCAAGGAAGAGTTCGGTCGTAACAAAAACGATACGATCTACTTCGATAAGATTTCAAAAATCTCAACGGCTGGTGGGACTCTCATTGAGACAGACACCATGCCGAGACGTAACTTTAAGGTTGTACGGGGAACCGCGACAATTACCGAATTTGGCAACGCAATTCCGTATTCGGGCAAACTTGAAGCATTGTCAGAGTTTGACGTAGATAACTCTACTACGAAGGTTTTACGCAACGACCAGGCCTCCGTTCTGGACAATGCGGTAGCCGATCAGTTCCAGGCATCGTTGGCTAAGTATGCCTGTCATACGACAACTACTTACGCTTTAACGACTAATGGAACAGCAACGAAGACATCAACCTCCAACTTGAACGACTATCACATCAAGAATATCGTTGACCAGTTGAAGAAATGGGACGTAGCCCCGTATGACAGCGAAGGCAACTACATTTGTATCGGCTCAGTAACGGCCCTGCGAGGGCTTCGTGATGACACTAACTTCCTTCAGGCATTGCGATATGGTAAGCCTGAAAACCTGTTTACCGGCGAGATTGGTAAATACGGCGGGGTTCGGTTTATCGAGGAAACCAACGCACTGTCTAATGCTATCGGCATATCCAGTGCTTATGGCGAAGCCGTAGTCTTTGGCGACGATGCAGTATTGGAAGCCGTTGCGATACCAGAAGAAGTTCGATATGACGTACCGAAGGACTTTGGCCGAAACAAGGCTATTGCATGGTATGCTCTGCTCGGATTCCAAATAATCTGGTGTGGTACTGGCACTAACGAAGGCGGAAGCACGGCGACTGTGGACACCGCGCTTGGATTTGTACCGCATATTATCCATGTAACCAGCGCTTAATTTAAGGAGACAGCATAATGTCTGATACGTATACTGATCCCTGTTACGGGATTAAAGAGACACATATTTTTCCGAAAATTCTAGAGTGTAAGGCGACTCTTGTTAATTCAGAGCCGCAGAACTCTTATCGGATGCCTTACAAGGCAAAGATTTTGCGGTTTGGTATAATTACCGGAGCGACTGACATGGACGCATCAACTGGCTTGGCGTTTGCCCTGCGGTACAGAGGGCGTGCGGCTGGAACCAGCACGGTTCTTGCTACTTACGGCGCATCTGCTGCTGGAATGTTTTCGAGTCATACCGCTTACGGTGATGCACCAGACACCGCAACATCGGCCAAAAAGAATAGGGTAGTAGTGCCCTATGTCTCGGTTGCCGGTGGTGCATCTGTAGCAAACTTTAAGTTCTTTATGGACTTTCAGCGTGTCTATGATGGTGGCAACTAGCGAAATGGGGGCAGGTTTCGGCCTGTCCCCTTGTTTTTAAGGAAACGGAAAGAAAATGAAAATAATAACAGTTGGGCATCATTGTTGTGTTCGTCTGCAAAAGCAGGCTATTGCGTTGCTATCGAAAGGATATAAGGTTCATTTGATTGGGAATAAACTGCCTATGGGTGTTGACTGGACATCTCAGGCTTATTTTGCAAATGTGCGGCAGTTAAGAGAGGCACTGAAACTACATAAAGACGCGGACATTATACACGTCCACAATGAACCAAGCTGGATGGTAATGGCAGCGAAAGAGATACTTCCGGGTATACCGGTTGTTTTAGACGTGCACGACTCAATGATGTATAGAAGCACTAAAACGGAGTTTAGGTCTGCCGAGGAACGGGTTGCGTTTGATATGGCCGATGGTATGGTGTTTGTAAACGAAAAATGTAAGCAAATTTCCAACGTAAAGAAGCCCTCTTGTGTGCTTTCATCTTACGTCAACGAGGAGCATTATGCTTTTCAGGGTTGGCAGTGGGTTGGCGGCGTAACTTATGAGGGAAGAATTGATGTGCCGGAAGTTAGGGAATACATGCAGTACGCGAACTATGTTGATACCTGCCATAAGTTTAAGGAAGCAGGAATCCCATTTTATATCTATGCACCTAAAAGCATGGAAGGCTCGCGGTTTGATGTTTATAATCCAATATGTAATCTGTGCCCGCCGTTGCCTTATGATGACCTCATACAGAACATGGGAAGCCATGACTGGGGGCTATGTGGCAACGTAAACAAGTTTCGGGAGTGGAACGTCGCCACTCCAAATAAGTTGTTTGAATATATGGCTGCTGGAATCCCGATAGTTGCGATGAATTGCAGCCAAGTGGCAAAGTTTGTCAGGAAGCATAAGGTTGGCATTGTGGTTAAAAACGCAGAAGAACTTAAAGCAAGATGGAATGAACGGTTTGAGTGCCAAAAGAATGTATTCCTAAAAAGGTTTCAATTTACAATGGAAAACCAAATCCACGTACTTGAAAAACTATATGGGGAATTGGTATGATAAACGTAGCCGTAATTGGGTA